AAATTTCAGAGCATCATGGATATATATAAAACATAAATATAGTGAAACAAAAGAATTAAAGTTAAGACCTTATGACATTCCACCTGATAAATTTGAAATAAAAGATGATATATTAAAGGAGAAATATGTACTTTATTGAATTGATGTTGACAAAGAAATGCAATCATAGTTGTTATTATTGTACTACACACTCAAATGATGAAACAGAAGTTGATATTGATTACTTGGAATATGTACTTAAAACATTACCTTCTGAAACAGGAGTTGAGTTGACAGGTGGAGAAATAGGACTTGTTGAGAATATAGAAGAAGTTTATAGAACTGTAAAGAATCAACCTAATATTAAGCACATTATAGCATTATCTAATGGACTTTTAAGAAAGAAGGGGGTTGATTGGATAAAAGATGTTGAGTATTGGGAACACCTTATTTATGAAATTAAAGGAAAGGAGATAATTAAATTTTATGGCGATTTGGATTTGGGGCAACCTCATAGATATGTTATTGTCACTAGTGAAACAACTACGAAATCTTTACTTACGAATTGGGAGTACTTTGCGGAAATGGGCTTATTTAGGGATAACTTTTTTTATAAGCTAATGAATCATAAAAGCAGGATGGATATATACAAATATTATATGGATTTAAGTGACCTTTTCTTTAGATTGAACAATCAATATTTTTTAGATATGTTAATTCATTATAAAATGAGATCATTTCATCATAAAGAGAAGGTATTATGTGAAAAGAATTCACCAAATCCATTTGTTGATATTCAGAATAAAATATTAGGCCATTGTGCAATAAATATTAAAGAATCCGATAAATGGGGATTCACTAAAGAAGCACTTGAAGATTTGAGATCAGGAAAGCTTTATAGAAAATGTGATTATTGTAAAAATTGCTATTCATTTGATGATGGATTTAAAAGAACTATTAACAATAATAGGAGTTATAAAAGATGATGATAAAAAGAGTGAAACCATTTTATAAAAAAGAATGGCTTGAAAATGTGGATAGGTATATAGAGAATTATGATTTTTGGAGTGAAGGTATCCTAGGTGAATATGAGAATAAGATGTGTAATTACATAGGAAGGAAATATGGTGTTGCTATAAATAGCGCAACCAATGGAATTTTTATGGCTTTATATGCATGGAGAAAATACTTTAAGAATAAAAATGAAGTTGTTTTAACAAATTGGGGATATCCTGCTGCATATAAGGTTGCTATTGTATTGGGTCTTAAACCCGTAGCTGTTGATGTTGATAAAAAGACATTATCCATGACAGCAGAGGGAATAAAAAAAGCTATCAATGGAAATACATTAGCTGTTATACACATAGAAAATAATGGTATTATAGGTAATGCAAAAGATTTTAAGGAAGTAATTCCTGATCATGTTTTATTTATAGAAGATTGTGCTCCTTCTATGGTTCAGGAAAAAGCAGGGACATTTGGTGATGTTGCTATATTTTCTTCTAGCCCAACAAAGGTTCTTATGTCAGGTGAAGGTGGTATGCTTCTTACAGATAATGAGGTTCTTAAAAATGAATTTGAAGCTTTAAGATATGTCCATGATTATAACGATAGAACACCTTGTATGAACTTTATGTTATCTCCATTTCTTGCTGCATATATAATGCCTCAGTTTGGTTATCTTAATGACATTATTAATATGAGAGAACGGGTTCATGCAGAATATAAGAAATATATTGATATATTTGAAGAAGAATCCAATAGACATGGTGCTATAATGTATCTAAGTAAAAAAGCACAAAGAATACATGAAGCATTTGATAGATTTAAAATACAACATAGATATAAACATTATGATTTATTTGATCCATCATCAAAATTTCCTCAATCAATAGAAATACGAAAAGAGATAATTGATTTGCCTATTCACCATGATTTAAAAGATTCTGAAATAGAAATGATCTGTAATATAATAAGGAAGGTAGAAAATGAGTAGTTTTGCTTTTATTTTAACAGAAAAATGTAATTGGAACTGTGAATATTGTGATTTTCCAAATGTAGAAAACCCAAAAGAAGCTACAATGGAAAGTATAGAATTACATATGCCATATATAAAGAAGATAATTGATAAGCTTGATAAACATCATCTTCTTAGTTTCATTCATGTTGATGGTGGAGAATTGGGTTTAGTTAAAGTAGAAAAATTGGAAAGGTGGTTTAGAATTTTTGATAGAGAAGTGGTTGTCAGTACAAATGGTAAATTTTTAGAGAATGAGCATCATTTAAACCCTGTTATTTCACCTTATATCAGGCAAATATGGTATCATGTCAATACAGATGGAGTCACTAAATATGATGATGATAGGGTTGTTTATGGCTTAGTCCATAATGATATAGATGATATAGTTGATTTTGTAAAATTACATGATGACATACCGTTTGGATATGTTGAGCTTGAATATGATATCACTCAACCAAAGGAAGTAGACCATCAGTTATATATAGAATTCTATGATAAGATAAAAGACATAAAAAATATAGCAAATTCCGCAAAGGAAAATATAAAGAATAGGATAGAAGAAAGTTCTAATATGAGAAATAAATGCTATATGTACAATACTACATGTGTGGTTGATTTGGTAAATGAGAATATAACACTATGTCAAAGAGCAATGAAATCAACAATTCCATTGACTCCTGAAAACTTTATTAAACGTCTAACAAGCTTTCCAAAAAACCTATTTGAATCTAATGAGAATTGTAAATCATGCACAAGATTATTCAGAGGAAAGTTCCTTGATTCTAATATGGAAGACTTTTTTAAGGTTAAAAGACTATTTAGGCAATAAAAACTCAAAAAAATTAACAAAAAAATCTAAATATAATTAGAAAACTAATTTGGGAGAGTTTCTATGCAATTACTGAAATATATAAATGAGGGAAGACAAGAATCAACAGGTTTGGGTGCTGATGGTTTATCTAAAGCTAAATTAAAGACTTTGATTTATAAAGAAACTAAAAAATGTACTCATAATAAACTATATAGTGATAAATATTGGAAGGGACCACAATGCGTATGGGATGCATTCAATAGACTCAACTTTAATTGGCACATAACCAAATCAGAATACATGAACAATAAAGATGATGCCAAAATGGGAATCACAATGCCAAGTAGAAAAGAATGGCATTTTGAGATTATGTGGGATAACGATAAAGGCAAGCATACAAAAATGAATGGGCATTTAACAGCAGCAGGAGCAGGTAGTGTTAGTGATCCTTTAGAAAAGTATGATCTTGTATTAATTATGTATTAAGGAGTGAAAGTATGGGAATCTTAAATAAACTTTTTGGTAAAGATGCAGATGAATCATTGCCAATTGAACAACCTGTGTTAAAAGAAGAAATAAAAGCGTTTAAGGGAATGGGTCAATATAATAGAAGCTTAAAGACTATCATGAACCAAAAAGGTGAAGGATGGGAAACACTAGCTGAAATCCCAGGATTTAGTAATGTTCAAGTTCAGGGATTTAATATGTTTTATAATACCTATATTAATAGGGTATATGAAAATGAAATACAACGTATTTTAGATTATAATCAAATGGCTACTACTCCTGAAATATCTGATGTTATTGAAGATGCTGTTAATGAATCTACTCAAGAAGATGAAACAGGTGAAGTATTTCACTTGGATATTTTAGATAAGGACTTACAAACAAATGAAAATATCGTAAATAATTTGAAAAGAGAATTTAATGACCTTTTCAGAGAAACACTTGATATGAAAGATAAGGTATGGAATATACTTTGGACATATTATGTTGATGGAAGGGTATTTTATGAAAGAGTAATTGATAAAGCTAAACCCAAAAGAGGTATTATTAATATAAAAAGACTTCCATCAACAACAATGGACTTCTTTTATGATCCTATTTCAGGCGAAATTACTTCATTTATGCAGTATTTAACTCCTAGACCTAAAAAACCTCTTAATTTAGAAGAAGCAAGAAAAAGAGATGGTAAGGACTTAACATTATTTGATCCTAATCAGATTGGATTTGTTGATTATGGTATTTATGGTAAATCACGATTAGAAATAATTGGCTATTTAGAAAAAGCAAGAGTACCTTTTAATCAGTTAAAGCTTCTAGAGACTTCTGTTATTATCATGAGGGTTGTTCGTGCTCCTGAAAGATATGTATTTAGAATTGATACAGGAAACATGCCTAGAGAGAAAGCTCTTAAGTATGTTGAAAAGATCAAAAATAAAATGTCTAAGAAGCAATCATATGATCCAAGTACGGGTCAACTTGCTAATGAACCTGAAGTTATGGGAATATTAGAGAATTTTTATCTTCCTCAATCTGCTGATGGTAGAGGATCAAGTATTGAAACAATTGGTGGTAACACCAATATGTTTAGTGAGCTTGATGATGTTTATTACTTTCAGAAAAAGCTTTATAGATCATTGAAATATCCTATGTCAAGGGTTTCTGCTGCTCAAGAAGGAAGAAGTGGTGAGGATATGTTTGGTGGAAATCAAACATCAGAAATTTCAAGAGATGAGGTTAAATGGGCTAAGTTCTTGGAAAGACAACAAAAAAGATTATGTGCAAGTCTTACAGATATGTTCATTCTTCATTTAGAATTCAAAGGAATGAAGAAAGAATATGATCTTACAAATAAAAAGATTAAAGTTGTCATGAATGCACCATCTCAATACAAAGAACAAATGGAACAAATGTTCAATGATTCAAGATTTTCTAATTACCAACAGCTTGCAGACAGACCTGAATTTTCTAAATACTATTTAATGAAGACATACCTTAAATGGGATGATGAAGAAATTCAAGCTAATGTTGAAGGTAAGGAAAAAGACGTTAAATTAGGGTTGGCTGAAGAAGAAGGTGGTGGAACTCAGGCATGGTAATTTAATTTTAGTCAAAAAAATATAAATAAATATAAATAACTAATAGATAAGGAGAATGTGATATGGATAGAGCAAAAATTAGAAAAGCGTTAGATCATTTTGAAAATGATCAATATGTAGATGCAAAAGATATTATCTCTCAAGAAATAGCAGGAAAAAGAGATGTATTTATAAAAAACAAATTAGGGTTACAGAATGATTTTACACCTGCTCCTGAAGTAGACAATGCTGATGCTGATGCTGATGCTGATGTTGATCTTGATGATGCAGGTGATAATGATGAATAATGGAGATAACATTATGGCAAAATTAATTACAGAAACAAGTTATGATTTTGAATTACATGAGGATAAGAATTCCAAAGATATGTTCATTGTTGGTATTTTCTCTACTGCTGAAATGGAAAATAATAACAAAAGAAAATATGGTCGAAAAATTCTTGAAAGAGAAGTTGGAAAAGTTCAGGAAAAAATCGGTAAAAATTGTCTTTGGGGGGAATTGGGTCATCCACCTAATCCCGAAGTTAATCCTGATAAAATTGCATTAAAAATCGAAAACTTGGATTGGAAGGGGAATAACGTATATGGGAAGGCTAAGTTAATTGATACTCCTATGGGTCAAATTGCTAAAACATTAGTAAAAGAAGGGTCTATGGGAATTTCCTCAAGAGGACTAGGAACTGTTGCTGAAGATGGATATGTTAATGAAGACTTTCATTTAATCACATATGATCTTGTAACTGATCCAAGTAATAAACCTTCATGGGTAAATGGAATTTATGAAGGAACGGATTTTAGAATCCCAGGAAATGAAATGACAGAGGAACACATAAAAGAGGAACAAATTAAAGAAGCTCAAAAAGCATATGCCAAACACATTTGGCAAGTAATTGAGCAGATTGAAAAAAATATGTAGTGTACAAAACATTTACATAGGAGAATATATTATGAATTACGCAACATTTGCAGCATTAACAAGTTATGACACACCTGCATTAGCATTGGCAGCAAAGCCTGTTGATGGAAATGCATGGTTATTGAATGAAACTAAGATTTTTCAAGATGGAAGAATGCCTAAAGCAGGACCGAATTCAGTAAAAAAAGGTAGACAAAACCAAATGGCAAGCACACTTGCACCTACTATTCAAAGAAATAAAATAAGTGCAGCATATACAGGTAGTCTTGGTCCTACAGGTACTTTACGTACATTAGGAAATAAGACAGCAGGGTATGCAAATACAACTAAAGGTGCAGGAACATGGGTAAATAGAGAAACTGTAGCTAATGGTAAAACACCTTCTATTAGACATAAGGTTTCTTGGTTTGTTACAGATAGTACACAAGCAGCAGGATACCGTAGAGTGTTTGGTATTCTTGAAGACCCAACTACTACAAATGCTTACAGAGATGATGATGCTCAAGTAAGAAAATAAGGGGCAATTATGACATTATTTGAAAAGACTATTAGAAGGGATTCTAATACGAATAAGTATGAATCCCTTCAAGAAGCATATATGAAGGTATTGAATAATGAACCTGAAATAAATGAAAAAGAAATAGCAGGATGGATTGCTATATTTAATGGAAAGAAACTTGAAATAAAAAAGTCAGAAGCAAATGGTATTTATGGTGCTAAACAATTAGCTATTAAAAAGCTAAAGGTTCCTAAATCAAAACAAGGTCTTTTGGCAATAGAACCAGCATATGAAAGCACAATTGTTGAAGAACTTGATATGAGAACAATCAAGAGATATATACCAACAGGTGCTAAGGTAATGGCAGCATTAGGAACAAAAAGCCTAAAGCTTACATTCATAGATACGGTTTCTGCTCCACCATTAACAACAGCAGATATAAAAAGTGCTGAAATGAGACTAAAAAAGAATGTAGAAATGTTTGTTAAGGATGTGGGGTCTTCAATAAAATTAAAAGGAGTTGATTATGAACCTTATGTTTTCCTACAAGGTCAGAAAAACTCAATTGATTTTGTTTATTCTTTTAGGTTAAATGTATCAACTAAACCTGAAGAAAAAAAGCTTGAAAAATTATATCAAGCATTAAAATAAAAGGAGTTTAAAATGAAATTATATCCAGAAAGATTAAATAGAGATTTTGGTGGTACGGATGAAAATACACGTATTCTTGAGGCATATCATAAAGTCATTGATCAAAATACATGGCTGAATGAAGATGCAACTGCTGATGCAAAGAAAACATTGGATGCTATCATTGGGTCTCTTAAAGATGATAAAGAAAATGATATTTATAAAATGGCAGTTAGTATGAAAAAATCCTATGAGAAGAATAAAGGATTTTCTAAAGATCAAGCAAATTGGATTTATAATACATCTAAATCAATGTTTAAATAAGGAGTTGTGATGAAAAGTATTGATGAGAAAGTACTTGATGCTTATAGGAGTAGTGTTCTTAGTGAAAGCAGGATTACTAAAATATCTGAAGCATATAAGGTAGCTCAAAATCCAAGTGATAAGTTATGGTATGCTTTGGGAAGTGTAGGTAAGTATTGGATGCCTGTATCAAGTGGGTATAAAAACAAAAAAGAAGCTGAAAAATTTGCAGAAAAACAACCTAAAGTAGATAGAAAAGCAAGAGGATTATCAGAAGCTTCACAATCCTCATTTGATGATGTTGATCCTTATGTAAAAGAGTTTATTGAGAAGTTATTTAAAAATACTTCATATAAACTTGATAAACAAACAGTATTTGATGGTATACATGGAATTATCGTAAATTTTATGGATCAACTTAATACACCTAGTATCAGATTAAGAAAAACAGACCTTAAAAAAATAATGAGTGATAAAAATGTCAGATGGGTTGATATATCAGCAATCGGAATGTAGGAGACATTATGAGATTTAACAGTTTTGTAAAGAAATTAGATGAAGCATCAGGCTTAATGACTGTAGATGAATTCATAAAAAAATTAGAAGATGGAGTTAAAAAGATTTTTCCAAAGTCTTTTATACAAATATATTCAGGCAAGAACTTAGGTTCTTCTATAACTTTTAAATTTGCTCTTGGAAAGGATAAATCAGAATGGAATAATGGAATTATTCATAATGATCCTTTATTTCATACATGGATGATTGGATGGGAATCATTTCAAGATAATGGATTTACGAAAGATAAAATACCTGCTGAACTTTCAATAGGTGGTTCTTTGGCTGTAAGACCTCAAGAAGGGTCTTATATGGCACAAGGAAGGGCTAAGATAGGTTGGCGAAAAAAGACAGCACCACCTGATAAAATAATTCAGCATTTCATATCATATTTCAAGAAGATGAAGAAGGTATTAGTAGATAATAAAGATAATCTTCTTGATTATCATGTTAAAGTAGTGAAAAACAAGATATAACAGATAGTTAGACCAAAGAAAAAATGAAGCTCAAAGATAGGAATATTTCCTATTTTTGGGCTTTTTTTATGCATAACTTATTAATATTATAAATAATATATAGAAAACACTATAGGAGGGTTACACTTATGAATAAACTTCTGGAAATGCTTGGTGTTCACAAGTTAGATGAAAAGGAACAAGACGCAATCAAGGAAAAGTTAGAAACTTTGATTGAACTTAAGTCTAAAGAAATCGTAGATGAGATGCTTAAAGCAGAAAAAGAAAAGCTGATTGAGCAATATGAGGAAAAATTTGAAGCTTATAAAGAAGACATTACTTCAAAATTTTCTAATTTTGTTGATGAGATTCTTGATGAGCAAATGACAATTCCTGAAAAGGTTTTGGAATATGCAAGAAAGGGTGAGCTTTATTCTGATCTGATTGAGCAATTCAAAGTTAGACTTGGTGTGGATGAAGGACTATTAGATGAGGAAGTTAAAGCCTTATTGAAAGAAGCTAAACAAGAAATTCAAAATTTGAGAAATAAACTTGATGAAAACATTGCTGAAAAGCTTGAAGTCAAGGGTGATGCTCAAGACCTTGCTGCTGAACTGTATGTTCGTAGAAAATGCGATGGTTTGACAGTTGAACAATCTAATCACGTCATGGCTATGTTGGAAGGTATCAAAGACAGAAATGAAATTGACCGTAAGTTTACTGTTATTGTCGAAGCTTATAAAGCTGATGACGATGATGACGATGATGACGATGACAAGAAAAAAATGAAGAAAAAAGATAAAAAGAAAGATGATGACGATGATGACGATGATGATATGGATGAAGGGAAGAAGGGCAAAGGAAAAGTCATAAATGAAGATATTGATCTTGATGAAGATGATGATTCCCCGTTTAAAGCTCATCTGAACAGATATCTTAATGTCTTAAAAGAAAACAAACTGTAAGATGTAATTTTGTTAGAAGTGAATTAAAAAAATACTTAGGAGGAAACACAATATGAATATTAGAGACTTAGTTAAAAAGTGGGATGCTGTTCTTCAGGAAGGGAAACAGATTACATCTGACAGCGTTAAAAAGTCTACGGCTATTATGCTTGAAAACCAACATAATTTCCTGATGGAAACTACAGGTTGGGGTACAGGTGCAGATTCTTTAGGTGCAGGTGATGGTAGAGGTATTGATGGTGCTACTTATCCTACATCAGGTATGTTTCATAAGATTGCTGTTCCTATGGTACGTAGAACTTTCCCTGAATTGGTTGCTCATCAATTAGTTGGTGTACAGCCTTTAACCGGACCTGTTGGACTTGCTTTCGCTTTGAGATTTAGAGCAGGAACCACAGCAGGAAGTTACGTAGCTAATTCTACTGAACTTGGATACAATAACATTGATTCAAGCTATTCAGGGTCTTATATTACATCAGCAGGTGAAGCACTTGGTTCTAAAGCAGGTACAGGTGTTGGAAACGATATCGGTCTTGGTATTGGAGCAGGTACACATATCCGTGAAGTGAACTTGACTGTTGAAAAGACTCAAGTAGAAGCAAAAACAAGAAAATTGAGAAGCAGATGGTCTCTTGAGATTGCTCAAGACCTTAAAGCAATGCATGGATTAAATCTTGAGGAAGAAATGATGGATATTCTTGCCTATGAGATTACCCAAGAAATTGACCGTGAACTTATGTCAGCTATTGATGCTACAGTACGTGGTGTTAGTGGATATGATACTACATGGGATTTTCTTGCAAGTGCTCAAGGTGTTAAGGGTAGATGGGAAATGGAAAGATATAGAGAACTGTATCACAACATTATCCGTAGAACTCAAGATATTGCTATCAATACAAGACGTGGTAGTGGTAATTGGTTAGTTGGTAATCCAAGAGCCGTTGCTATTCTTGAGACATTGGCAGCTTTCGCTATTGCTCCTGTCCCTGGTGATGTTACCACACAACCTACGGGTGTCAGCAGAATTGGTTCACTTGATGGTAGACTTGTTGTTTATAGAGATACCTTTGAGAGTAGAGATCAATTGATTGTTGGTTATAAGGGACCAAGTGAGTATGATACTGGTGTTATTTATCTACCTTACATTCAATTATTGGCTAGTAGAGCAGTATTTGAAAACTCATTTCAACCTACTGTTGGATTGATGAGTAGATATGCCATTCATAACCATTTGTTTGGTGCGAGAGAGTATTACCAATTGATTCAGTTGGCAAATATTCCTCAATAATATATAAAATGAGGGGTTCAAAAGGGGGAGTTTTACTCCCCCTTTTTTTATCCTAATTTAAATCCTGCTTTTTCCTTCTGATTAGAATCAATAAGATATGCTATAGAATACATTTCTTGCAATGACATAATATACATAGGAGAATGAGAATTACATTCGATAATTCTATTTTGACCACTTAACTTAATATCATATTCAGCACATTTAGCAAATACATTACCAAATTCAGTTTTACAATAATTAAGGTTTCTACAATTATAACACATACCAATTAAATCTTCTAATAATCCCTTTCTTTCATTACCATGAGAATTCCATGCTTCCATTCCCAAAGAAGAAGATATGGTTTCTAATTGTTCTTCTACCGCACGTCTATCATCATTTTTTAATTCAGTTATTTTTTTTGCCATAAATTATCCTTCCACCATCATTTCTTCATGATCAGGTTCTTCATAATCACTACCTTCCCATAATGTACCATTAGGCATATAAATCAACATTGATTTATCAAATAATTTTCTTGCTTTCATTCTCCATTCCTTTTTAGGGGATATAATAGCAACAATAACAATAAATCCTTGCTTTTCAGCTATGGCAGCATAATTAGCAATTTTCATTATATGTTTTTCTCTATTATCATCTTGTGGAGAAGATATATCTTCAATTACATCCCCAAATTGTTCCCTAACAATGTCACTATCTAAAAACAATACTTTTTGATCAAAAGATTCGAACATTCTTTTTAATCTTTTAGCATATACTGTTTTACCTGATGATGACCTTCCTGTTATCCAAATTACCATATTTTACTCCTTAATAAAATCATATGTTCTAATTGCAATTCCACTTTCTTTTAAAAGATATGGGGCTGATTGATCATAAAATGATCCATCAAGTTTAGTAACAATAATTTCTTCAATGCCTGAATTGATTATTTCAATAAGACAAGGAGTACAAGGTACACCACATGTCATATAAATTTTAGTTCCTTTCAATGCATGAAGACCTAATCTTGCAGCATTAACAATAGCATTTCTTTCTGCATGTCCTGCTACACACCATTCTAAACCTTGTCCTGATTTAAATCCCATTTCAGGTACATATCTTGGACATTTACCTTTCAAATATTTATTGAAGAAATCTCCATTTGGTGAGATATAACCAAATGAACTTTTTCCATCATTACCAGGATGTTCAACAGAATTAGCAATAGCAACCTTTCTCATATCTCCATCTACTAACCATCTTTCATCACATGTTCTTACGCCTCTAGGTGGTCCGTTATATCCTGTTGAAATAACTGTATTATCTAACACAATTGCTGCTCCAATTTTTCTTGAAAGACATTTTGAATTAGATGCAACCACTTTACAAATATTATAAAAATATTCATCCCATGATTTGGGATTCTCCATATCCACAGTATAACTATTTATCATTTTTCATCTCCTTTATTGTTTTCATTAATCCTTCTATTAATCCTACTTTTGGACTCCATCCTAATTTAAATGTTGCTTCTGATATATCAGGTATCCTTTGAAATACTTCTGAATCAGACCTATCATCCATCAATTTAAAATTTGGTCTTTCCACCATTAAATTAAAAATAAGATAAGCAAGTTTTTTAATTGATATATATCCTGATGGGTTTCCAATATTTATTGGTCTTGTTATTCCTTCTGTTTCCATTAACAAATTTAAAGCCTCTACTGTATCAGTAACATAACAGAATGATCTTTTTTGATCTCCTGAACCATGAATCTTGATTGGTCTCTCATAGATAAAATTTGCTATAACCCTTCCATCATCTTTCGCCATTCTTGGACCGTAACAGTTAAATAGTCTTGCAATCCTAACTTCAGGTTCTTTATATTTCTTCAAATAGTTCCATATTAATGTTTCTGCTGCTCTTTTTCCTTCAACATAACAAGACCTATCAGATAATATATTAATATTTTCACCTATTTGAAGCTCATTTATGGGTTGATTTTTAGTGTCACCATAAACTTCACTACTTGATGTAAATAGAAACCTTGCTTTACATTCAGTTGCTAATTGCAACATATTATATGTTCCCATGATGTTACTCATCATTGTTTCTATTGGCATTTTCTGATAATGTACGGGGGATGCAGGACAAGCTAAATGATAAATTCTATCTATATTTCTATATTTCTTATTGATATTACACCATATATAGGAATTTGACATTTTATTTCTAACATCAGCAATCAAAAAATGTACGTCTTTAGGTACATTATCTATTGATCCATTTAATAGATTATCAATACCCACAACTGTATGTCCTTGATTTAACAACAAATCACATAAATGAGACCCTATTAAACCTGCTGCTCCTGTAACTAAAATATTCATATTAACTCCTTTTTTGCATAGTATACCACAAAAATCCCAAAATGTTAATTGACTTTTTTAATTTTTTTTGGTAAAGAATGCATAAATATATACAGAAATACCATTTATAAGGGGGAATTTGTATATATGCCAAGACATAATAATGAATTAAACTTAGATAATTTAGATCAAATTTTTCAGGAAACTGATAATCTTGATAGAGACATGGAACAAAAAAGGGTTGACTTTCAAACCGATATAGACTATAGTGATGCAATAAAAACATTGGAAAGCAATATATATAATGCAAATCAATTATTGGAGAAAATACAGCATGAAATGAATAATGGTAATTTTTCCGCTAGATTAGCTGAAGTTGCGAGTACAGTTATTAATTCCATTACCCAAGCATCAAAAGAAATCCTTTCTGATGAAAACTATGGGGAATATATGGAAGTAAGAAGGGCATTGGTACAATTAAAGGCTAAGGAAATGGAAATTAAAGAGATGAGAGGGGTGAGACCCACTAATCAAACCAATGTTCTTGTAACATCAAGGGAAGAACTTCTAAAAATGTTGCAGGATAAAAAGCCAAAGGAAATAGAATCAAACCAAACGTGAAAGGAGTCACAATATGGAAGTTTTGAATCAGGATTTTAGAGACATTATTTTAAAACAGCAAGAGGAAATTGGGCCTACTGTATGGGAAGGTAATGTTATAGATTACATGGAGTTAGTAAAAGAAAACCCTATGCTTTCGATGCTTGCACCTGCAAGAATCTATAACATGATCATGAAAAAAGGTATTTCACCTGTTCCTGAAAATAGAAAAACTAGGGGATATGAAGACCTTGTATCATATAATTTCTTTAAGGGTAAAATCTTTGGAACATATGAGCCAATTCATGATATGATGAAGTTTCTCAAGGCAGCAGCAAGACGTACTGAAACAGGTAAACGTATTCTGATGCTTATGGGACCAGTTTCTTCAGGTAAATCTACCATTGCTTACCTTATTAAAAGAGGATTGGAAATGGATGATTCACCTATCTATGCTATTCAAGGGTGTCCTATTCATGAAGACCCACTTCATTCAGTTCCGTTAAGGTTTCGTGAAGAATGGAATGAAAAACTTGGTGTTCGTATTGAAGGTGAATTGTGTCCTGTATGTCAATTGAATTTGTTGAAAAATCATACATCTAAAGATGGTGTTGAAAAATGGTATGAAATGCCTGTTGAAATGATTAAAATTTCAGAGCAAAGACGTACAGGTATTGGAACATTTTCTCCTACTGATCCTAAAAGTCAAGATATTACAGAATTGATTGGCAAGGTCAATATGTCAAAATTGCATATGTATGGTGAAAGTGATCCAAGAGCATATCAGTTTGATGGAGAACTTCAGGTTTCTAATCGTGGTCTTATTGAATACATTGAAATCTTGAAAGCTGATCTTAAGTTTCACCATGTTCTTATTACGCTTGCTCAAGAACAGCTTATCAAAACGCCCGGATTTCCTCAAATGTATCTTGATGAGCTTATCTTGTCTCATACTAATCAGACTGAATTTGATAAGTTTCGAAATGATCAAACCAATGAAGCTTTGCATAGCCGTATCTATCATGTTAGAGTTCCTTGGAATGATACCATTAAAGATGAAATTGAGATTTACAAAAAACTGATTGCTGAATCTGAATTCAATAAGATTCATATTGCTCCGGGTACTCTTGAAGTTGCTGCTCAATTTGCAATTCTTACAAGACTTGTACCTTCTAAAAAGATCAGTTTAATTAAAAAGATGAAACTGTATAATAATGAATACTTGGAAGAATTTTCTAAAGGTAAAGACAGAGATATCAAAGTTATACGTGAAGAAGGTAGAAAAAATGGGGAATGTATGAGTGGTATTGATCCACGTTTTATCACTAATGCTATCAATATTGCTCTTGGTCAAAAAGAGCATGTTGAAACTGAAGATGAGAGATATCAAGGATGTATTACTCCACTTGATATGATTAGAGCATTAAGAGATAATTTTGATCATCATATGGGTGGAAATGATAAAGACAAAGAAATGTTTATGAATCTTTTAACAGCAGGTGAAGATTCTGTTATTGCAGAATATAAAGAATTTGCTAAAAAAGAAGTAAGCAAAGCCTTTGTCCATGCCTTTGATGATCAAGCAGCAGAACTTTTTGAACGATATGATATCAACTGTAAAGCATTCTGTAAAGATGAAACCGTTCTAGATGAGGTTACGGGTGAATATCATGAACCTGATGAAAAGATTCTAAGAGCAGTTGAAGAATTGATTCCTGTTCCCAATGAATCTAAACGTGAATTCCGTAAAGGGGTTTATGTTTATAAATCCGATTGCCTTGAACAAGGTAAAGAATGGAAATGGGATACTTATAAGCCATTAAAAGATGCAATTGAAAAGAAACTCATGGATGATCTTAAAAATGTTGTTACACTTTCAATTGCCAATACAGTATCTACTTCTTCTAAGGTTAAAGCAAGACGTTCAAGAGCTTTGAAGACTTTGAAGAAAAAAGGTTACTGTGTTCATTGTGCAAATGCTACTTTGGGTTTTGTAAGTGAAATCCTTAGACGTGAAAATTAAAGGGGTCAGTAGCTCAACGGGAGAGCAATGGCTTTGCAAGCCATAGGTTGGGGGTTCGAATCCCCTCTACTCCACCATTAAGCTCTTGAGATTTCGGTTTGGTGGTTCTGTTAATAAAAGAGCCTAAAGATAAGTATGTAGAACCACCTTTATTTTTAATAGAAAGGCTAACTATGATTGTATATCATGATAATTGGGAAACCGAAAAAGGTCTTAAAGATGCTAAGAGGCATCAAGAAAAGATTGATGAAGCAATACGTAAAAACGTAAGAGATGTTATAGGCAATGAAGATATTATTACAGATAATGGAAAGAAAAGAGTACGTGTTTCTGTTAAAGGATTAAAAGATTGGAGATTTGTTCACGGTGGAACAGGTGGTGGTGGTGCAGGTGTAGGGCAAGGTGATAGTAAGCCTGGAGATATCATTAAAAGAAAACAAAAGCAGGGACAACCACAAAGAGGAAGTTTGGGACATTCAGAGGATATGGAAGTAGAAGTTGATATTGACTATCTACTTGATGTTATGTTTGAAGACCTTGGACTTCCTTGGTTGGATGAAAAAAAGAAAAATTCTATTGAAATTCCTAAAGGATGGAAGTTTGAATCCATATCTAAAACAGGTGTATATTCAAGAATTCATAAAAAAAGAACCATGAGAGAAGCAATAAAAAGAAGTGTTCTTTTTGTTCAGGAAATTATTAGGAATACAAAACTCAAAGACATGGAGTTTGAAGAAGCTCAAGAATTAGCAGGTAAAGCACTTAATCAAGCTAAAGGTGATATAGAAAAAGCAATCGAAATCGTTAATGAAGATAAGATTGATATGAATGAAGTTGCAGGATGTTTAATTCATGATGATGATTTACGCTTTAAGCAGATTACAGAAGATGTTGAAATTTGTTCTAAAGCTGTTGTATTTGCTATGATGGATGTATCAATGTCTATGACTCCTGATAAAAAATATCTTGTAAAGTCTCTTTTATTTTGGATGGTATCATGGTTACGTAAACAGTATGAATTTGTTGATATTAGATTTATTCAACATACTGAAATAGCAAGTGAAGTAGATGAAGATACATTTTTTTATGGTGGGTTGACAGGTGGAACACTTGCAAGTTCAGCTTTCAAAAAAGCCAACTATATTATTGATACAGAATATCCATTAAATGAATGGAATATTTATAGCATCTATTGTTCTGATGGTGAAGATTTTGAACCGTTAGATGCAGTTAGTTCAATGGAAGATATGATAGAAAAAGGTATTAATATGTTGTCTTATATTGAAATTAAGCCATATCATGATATGTTTGACCATGATATACAATACAGTTATGGATATTCAACATTACTTCCTGAATGTCTAAAAAGATGGAAATTCAAAGAAACCACATTGGGAAGCAATGAGAATCAAGGAAAATTTTGGATTAATAATGAAAAAAGATTTCTTCTTTCTGTTATTAAGGATAAATCTCAAATTTGGCCTTGCCTCCAGCATATGCTTGGTATTAATCATCCTGAAAGGACAGAAACATGAGAATAGAAGAACTACCTAGACTTAAAAAAATAGAAGAACGTGTATATGAAATTTCAAAAGACATGGGACTTGACTTTTGTGATATTGAATTTGATGTTATCCCTAAAGAAAAAATGTTTGAAATGATGGCATATAATATGCCAGGACAAATTTCAAATTGGAAATATGGAAGGGATTATGAAAGAGTAAGAACCTTATATGAAAAACTTGGTCAAGCATTGCCTTATGAGGTAGTTGTAAATACTGTTCCTGCAAGAGCATATCTAATGATAGATAATACTATTGCTGTACAATCATTGATCATTGCTCATGTTGTGGGTCATGTTGCTTTTTATAAAATGAACAAATATCACTTTGAAAATGATTCAAATATTTCAAGTAAGCTTTCTCTTGCTTCTAAAAGATTTGAAGAATATGAAAGAAGATATGGAATTGATATTGTTGAACAAACTGTTGATGCTGCTCATGCTCTTATGTGGCATTCAAATCCTTGGTTGCCTGAAGAAACTGAACAAGAAAAACTTGAAAGAATGTTTGAAAGAATGAAGCAAAAAAAGCATGATAAACAAGTAACAGAGTTTAATGATTTTTTTGAAAATGATGATGATGCTGAAATTGATAGGGAAAGATGGAATCATGATCTATATAGACAATTAAAAAATCAGACTCCTGTTGAACCAACTGAAGACCTTCTAAGATATATCATAGACCATTCTAGAGTTCTTTCTGATTGGCAAAAAGATATACTTGAAATAGTTAGGGCATGGGGTCAATATATTTGGCCTAGCATGAAAACAAAATACATGAATGAGGGGTTTGCTACCTATATACATGAAACCATTTTAAGACAATTGTTTAATGAAGGATATTTAGATGCAACAGAACATGCAGAAACAAATTATTCCAATTCATTAGTTAAAGCTATGAATCCATATGCTATGAATCCTTATCTTATAGGAAGTGAAATGTATTATGATATTATCGAAAGATGGGATACGGGTAGACATGGTAATGATTGGGATCAAATACAAAATCATGAAGAAAAAATCAATTATAATAATCAATCCATGAAAGGTATAGAAAAAGTTTTTGAAATTGTTAGAACATCTAATGATTGGATGTTTATGAATAATTTCTTAACTACTGATCTTGTCAGAAAGCTTAATTTATACCTATATATTAAGTCAAGTAATATATTTTATGAAGAATTGGTTGTTGCTGATAAAAAAGATGAGGAAATTAGAGATATCATCATTAGAAGTTTTTCTCATAGTGGAATTCCTAAAATATTTATAATTAATGGAAATTTTTATTCAAGAAATGAACTTTTATTGAAGCATGAACATATTGGTGTTGATCTTGAACCTGAATATGCACAAAATACACTAAATCATATTCAATTTCTATGGGGTGAAAAATGCACCCTGAAAACCATTAGGAATAAACGTAAATTCAAATACGTTGCATCTAAACCTAAAACAGAAGGGATTCCAGAATTAAGAATGAATCTTAATGATGATACTTAATGACAAATTTTGTCATATGTTTGACAATTTCTGTCATTATTTACATAGCAGGGGGGTTGGATTTTTATCTGATCCCCCTGCATTAATTTAAAATATCTAATCAAAACAATCACTTATATTTTTTTTCATTTTTTATCCACTTTTGGCATACCTGTTGCTCTATAGTAATGTCAGATAACGCAAACGAAAAGGGGAACAAAATGGATTGGAAAGAAAGAGAAAAATTGGAAAATGCCAAAAAAGTTAAAGATGCTTATCAGGATGAAGATGGTGTTTACCGATGGAAAAGCAATAATCGTGTTCCTTTTTCTGATATGCTTGAATGTTGGAATCTTGATGAAGAAACCTTTGCCAAATGTGTAGCAGCAAGAGAAGCTGATACTTCCAAATTTGTTGCTGAATATAAGGAACGAATGAAAGATTATGTTCCTTCTGCTGAAGAAATGTTTGAAATGAGAGCAGCATTTGGTGAAGGAACAAAAGTTGTTAATGTATTGACAGGAAAAACCACTCAACTTTAGAAAGGAGTCTATCATGTTTGATCTCAAAGAAATCGAACGCAAACGTCAAGAGGGTGCTGCTTACTTGGATAAACTTCAGAAAAACCGTTCCAAAGCAGCAAAGGCCAAGAAACCTTATTGGCAAAAACGGATTGATGATTATATGTTGAAGGGTGTTATGAAATAATCAATCCCTAATAAGGGGGGGTATCCCCCCCCTTTAGGCGAATAAACCCTTCTAAGGAGAATATCATGACCGAACTTATCCATTTTTCCAAAACTGACCTTTCTGATTTTTCCAAAGAAGCTTATGGTTTTCGTTGTCGTTCCTATAAAGAATGGTGGACTAAGGATGAGCTAGAGGCTGAATATGCACGTTTATCCTTTATCTGTGATGATAACATGCTTTATGAAACTAAACGTGAATCTGAAGCTTTGGTTCAGTTTGAGATGCTTATCAAACGTACCATTGCTCTTGGTGCTAGTGATCGTGAAACTGCAATTCGATGGTTGGTTGATGGTGAAGACCTTGAAATGACTGAACAAGACCTTCAATATTTCTTTTGGGGTCATGGGTTGTCCTATGAAATTCAAAATAAATGGGCAAAGGATTTATGTAATGACTAAAATAAATCAAATGTTGACATGGGAAAAAAAGCATGATATATGTGCTCATGAATTTAAAAAAGATTTTTCCCATTATACATCATTCGATGCTACTGAAAAGGAACCTTATTTCTATTGTCCCGATTGCCATACAAGATGGTATAAGAACATAATATGGAATCCCCAACAATGGGAAGAATGGATAAATGATTAATACAGATCAATATTTTAGAATTTTTAAAATTAACAAGATTTCAGATATCTCTATGATTGAACTTAAAAGGAGATACCGTATTCTTGCAAAAAAATACCATCCTGATAAAGGTGGTAATTCTGCTAAATTTATTATTATTCAAAATGCATATAACTATATAAAACCATTAATTGAACGATATCAACAAATTGAAAATAGAAAATTCTTCAATAAAAATTTTCTTTATTATAGTAATGGAAGTATTTATGATAAAAAAAATCGTAGATGGATTAAATTAAAAGGACGTAAGATCAATGTAAATATATGACATGACTGCCAGTTGTTTTATGTGCTCCAAAGGGGATAGGGGAAACCTTATCCCCTTTTTTTTGTCAAAAACTCACTTTAAAAATATAAATATATTTAGATATTTATGTTTAAGGGGTGATTTATGGCAATTCGTTATGATGATAATTACATCAAAAGACCAAATACAGAATTAGAATATACAGATGAGCAGATACAAGAGCTATTAAAATGTAGAGATGATATATTATACTTTACAAAAAATTACGTTAAAATTGTTACATTGGATCAAGGTGAGGTTTTATTTGATCCATATCCATATCAAATTGATACATTAAATCTTCTTGAACAAAATAGATTTTTTATTGGTCTTTGGGCAAGACAATCAGGTAAAACAACCATTGTAGCAAATTATGCTCTTTGGTATTCGATATTTAATGATAATAAGAATATTGGTATTGTATCCAATAAAGAATCTTCAGCTAAAAGAATATTAGATAACATCAAAAAAATGTATGAAAGTTTACCTGCATGGGTAAAGCCCGGCGTAACAGAATATGCCAAAACCTCTATAACATTCGACAATGGAACAAAAATAATTATATCAGCTACCACACAAGATGCCTTTCGTGGTTGGCCTATGAATATCGTTATTTGTGATGAGTTTGCATTTGTTCCTTCTAATGCAGCAGAAGAATTTTGGGCAAGTAACTATCCTACTATTTCATCTTCTACACAATCAAGAATCATTATTATATCAACTCCAAATGGCATGTTTAACATCTTCCATAGACTATGGATGGGTGCTAATGCTGATGGGGAACAAGGTAATTCTTTTGTTCCTCAAAAGGTAATTTGGGATAAGGTTCCGGGCAGAGATAAGGAATGGGCAAAAGAGCAGATCAAGAATCTTGGTATTCATGGATTCAATCAAGAATTTGCATGTAAGTTCCTTGGGTCTACAAATACAGTTATTAATCCTGAAGTATTAAGAACATTGCTTAGTATGGATATTGATCCAAGATTTATGGATTTAAAAGATAGATTGAGAATATGGGAAAAACCATTAGATGGATGTAAATATGTTATAGGTGTTGACCCTGCTAAAGGTACAGGAGAGCACTATTCTACAATTCAAATCCTTAGAATAAACTCTACACTTCCCGTAGACCTTACTCAAGTTGCTGCATTTGAAGATAATCTAACGGATGTTTATGAATTTGCTCAAATAATTCATAGATTATCCATCTATTACAACAATGCATATATCCTATGTGAAAATAATGGTGAAGGTTCTGCTGTTATCAGTCAATTATGGTGGCATTGGGAGAATGAGAATTTAGTAAATACGGGGTCTAAAGAGGCGAATCTTGGTATTAGATCAAATAAGAATACCAAACCTAAAGCAGTACTGTTAATGAAGAAACTCATTGAAGATGGGTCTGTTGAGCTTAAAGATAGAGAGACCATTGAACAGTTGGGTTCTTATATTGAGGAAGAAGGGAAATTCTTTGGTAAAGACAAGGATGATGACTTAGTTGATGCTTTATTTTGGGCTTGTTATTTATTTGAAATGAATATCTTAAGTGAGGAATGGTCATTTAAGGGAAATGAGGATGAAGATAAGGATGATGCATGGGGTATTCTTTCAGATATTGAAGATGATGTTGATGATTGGAGTTGGCTAACTAAATCAAGTGTTTTCGATATGTAAAAATATATAAATAGTATTAGGAATATAAATATATTCAATGAGAGGGTTTAATATGGATTTAATAGAAAAATATTTAGGTGAGGGTTTATTAAAAGCTGGATTACCCGAAGCAGCAGTATTTATATTTCAAGATTATATAAAAAAATATAATAAATGGATGCCAAAAGCTTTTAAAGGAGCAAAAAAACCTTTGTTATTAACTGTTATTAAGTCCGTAACCAAAAAATTCAATTCATATGAAAATCCTGAATCACAATTCACAGTAGATGAATTAGTTGATTACTACATTGATTATCAACTAAATGATTATAAAGGTAAACAAAGTCCCGAAGCAAGAAAAATGTATTTAGATTCATATGGATTTGATACTTTACCATCTAAATATAAATCAAAAATAAACAAATTTGAGGGAAAATGAACATGAACATAGATGAAACATTAGATATGTATCTCAATGAGATACTAAAAAAAGTAATCAGAGCAGGTAAAATTAAGAGAAAAACTATATGTGCTGTTGCAGGAATGAAAGCACAAGATGGTAAATGTGTTATGATGAGTCCTGTTGAAAAAAAGAAAAGAAAAAAGGCAGCTATTAAAAGA